CTCACACGACGACGTGTCACTGTGTGGGTCGCTGGACCAGGTTTCTGCTCCAGTATGGTCGCCAGTCTTCTGGCGAGCTTCACATCCTTGGATACAAGAATGAGGATGGGGGGTCTTTCCTCCCATCGAGACACTTCCCTTGCCAGGAAGTGATCAGAGTCTACAAATCTGTAGAGTCTATCCCGAACATGGTTCGGGAGAGCCGTATCGTTTTGGATATGGCTGAGGAATGCCTCTTGTGAGGTTTCATTCCATACACTATTTCTAACAATAGTGTCACCGAGCCACCATCGGGCGCTCGGGTCCTGGTCCCCATGGGGCCAGTTCCAGCCTAGATTTAGATAATCCAGTGCAGGTACCTTGTCCTTTAGTACAAGGTAATCGGATACACTATTATAAGTGAATCCATCGTCACGCCATTTTGTGACGAAGTCGGAGATATTAGGTCTCCTGACACTCCTACCACCATGGTAGGAACGTTCCACATCAAATGATGGGACTGGCGGTTTGCGTCCAGCAAACAGCTCGGAGTAGTAATAACTTCTCCATAACCTGAACGCAGTTTTTTCAGGTTGCTCAATCTGTGGTACACGGATTGAGTTTATCAGGAGTGTATCTCCTGATATCACCGCATCATCTGGGATGAGGTGTCTGGTCTCATTAATTATTGGGACCATGAGGTGGTGCTTATGTACCACCTCGTTCGTGCGTTCTGAACGCACGTATCTGCAAGACCATGCGCCTTGCATCATGGAGTCTATTCTATAGTAGACTTCATCCGGGTCCCTACTACGGGACTCGATCACTCCTCTAAGGAGTGCAGGATCGTTTGTAAACGATCCATCCCCCCCAATTTCAATGGGGAGATACGGACAGAGAGTATCACTGTCTGTTGGTAACAGCATATGCTGTAACCTCGTTGCCCTTTCAAACAAGGGTAACAGGGTTGCACTATTTTGTGCAACCCATCGCGTCTCCTTTCCAAGGAGAGCGAACCTTCCAACGTTTGTGGAAGAGTACGCATCGGTTTCCGATGTGTTGGGGATCAGTAATCTGATCCTCGGGTAGTCCTGATAACAGGATGGTACCTTCCTCCGGATACAAGGTCCGGGTAGGTGGTCCAGTACCTGAGGTACTGAACAGGCCTCTTCACAATAGAAGAGTAGCCGACGACTAACAAAATAGTCGTCCATACTGGGTTTGAATCCAGTATCGAGGAGCCCTTGAAGGTACCTCGGTCCATCCTCAGGATCGTTCGTGAGGATGGCAGCGTCGTCTCCGACGACACTGGCTACGGGAGAAATTCCCGAGCTGTGGAGCACATAATCGTGAGCCACTGTGAGGACATACTTAGTAAGTCTGTCCCCCATGAGCCACCCTTTTCTTTTGGTGGCCCAAGTCCACAGGTTGTTTTTCCTGTAGATTAAGTACCTCGGTGAGAGGTACATGGTTTTCGCAAGGACTGCGAAGCCTAGGGGAAATTGTTCCCCATTCACCGCTTTAGCGCGTTGAATAGCCAGATGTAAAATCTGTCTTGCCACGGACATGTTTCCGTAGTCTGTGGCCTCTTCGAGGTCACAACTTACA